GGTAATATTCTTGAGAACATGATTCTCAATACTGATCTTCTTATCAGGAAGGCTATTCGTAACGATGCTCTACGTTCTCTTGAGCGTGAGGCTGCAGGAACTGGTGCTCTTCAGAAGATCTCAGGTGTAACGCCAACGTCAGTACTGACAACAGGCAAGAGCATCGCTGATGAAATTGCTGATCATCTTTCCAAGGTGATGGGTATCGATAGGACAGATCCAGCTTTTGACGTAATCGTTCAGCCTATCATTGACGCGACAGATATGTCTGACGCTGGTTTGATCTCATTGTTTGGTTTCAGGCCGAATATGGACAAGGACGTGATGGTTGTTCGTGGACCTTCAGGTATTCCGGGCGACACAAGCACGAAGAGATATTACAAGATTAAAGATCCGTTGCTTGTCACTGCTCTGACGTTTGTTCCACCTACTAACCTTGGCTTCATGCGTCTTCTGACAGCACCAAAGACATTGTTTACTCGTGCAATTACAATGGCTCCACCGTTCATGGCGGCTAACTTGTTCAGAGATACGCTTCAGGCACGTGTTCTTTCTAACGCGAAGACAATCCCATTCTTTGACACGACGAAGGGTCTGTACGCCTCTCTCAGGAACACTCAGGGAGCTAAAGATCTTCAGGCTGGTGGTGGTTCTACAACAAACAACTACGACTCGTCGAGTTTAAACAGATACAAGAAGTTGACTGGATCGAAGTCTAATCCATTCATGGTTGTGCTTGGCAATGCTTGGGGTGCTTTGGAAGCTATTGGTAACGCAACAGAAGTTGCAAACCGAATTGCTATTCGCGAAGCAAAGCTTAAGTCTGGTGCATCTCTTGGTGACGCAAACTTTGAAGCACTTGACATCATGGACTTCTCGTTGCGTGGATCAAACGTAATCGTAAACTTCATGATTTCGACAGTGCCATTCCTTAATGCACGTCTGCAGGGTATGTATAAGCTGGGCCGTGCTGGTTTCAGCAAAGAGAACCGTGCCAACTTCCTACTCATGGGTTCAATGTTTGCACTGGCATCGCTTGGTCTTGCTGCAATGAACGAAGACGACGAACGTTATAAGAAAGAAACGAACGTATCAAAAGACAACTACATTCATATCTATCTTGACAAAATCCTGCCAAAGGAAGCTCTAATCGCCGCTGGTATCGATAAGTGGACTGAAGACTTCCATATTGCATTGCCAAAGCCGTTTGAAATCGGTGCAGTCTTCATGACCATTCCAGAGCGTATGTATGGCGTGTACAACGGAACGCAACAGGCAAAGGACTTGAGGGATTCTGTCTGGGGTATCGTTGGTACAACATTCAAGATGCATCCCGTGGAAATGATTCCGTACCCTGCTAAAATTGCAGCAGAGCAGATCATGAACGTTGATTTGTTCAGGAAGCAGGATATTGTCCCGGATTACAAGAGAGCACCGGGCTTTGAAGAGGCTGAGTATAAATACGACACCCCTGAAATACTCAAGGCTTTCTCTCAGGCTGTTAAAGACAACACGGGCGTTGGTATCTCGCCACTAAGGGCAGAGAAACTTATTCGTGACTTTGCTGGAACGTTTGGTGAGTATTTCATGATGGCTGGTGACATGGCTTACCGTGAAATGAATGGTATGCCACAGCCTATCAATAAGAGCCTTCTTGAAAGTGTGACTGGTCAGAGTCGATTTGTTAAGACAAACTCACCTGCATATACACAGCACGAACAAGACTTCTACAACCTACATAAGGACATCAAGAGCATCGTAAGGGTTCTTGATACCTTCGATAAGGAAAGCCCTGAAAAGGCAGAGAAGTTTGAAGAAGCTAATGGTGCATATCTTTCTATGGAAAAGAAAGCTAACAAGGTAAGTAAGCAACTTGCAGATCTACGCAGTGCAAAGGAACAGATCTACAGAGAAGGTGGTCCAAACGCAGAGGCAGAGATCAAAGAGATCAATGCAGAAGAAAATGAACTCACAAGGGATTTTATGATTGAATTCAGGGAAGTTGAGGCAGAGTACTAATGTCACTGTTTAAACGCTCTTGTGGAATCCACCAAGAGTCTTTGTTCCAGTAAGCTTCTGTCTTTGCGGCTTTGCCAGTGATCCAACCCTTGATCTCATAAAGAAGTTCATTGTGCGCGATGACGAGAATGTAGTTGTCTAATTCACTGTCTGGCTTACGTACAATCAGATGTGCTTTTGGATGAGCAGAACTACGCACTTGCATATCTGCCCCAAGGTCAGCTTCCTTACCAACGTTTACAGAAAATCCCCAATACTTACCAAGGTGTTTTGCTAACGCCATCTCGGCTGCAGCACCCTGAATATCTGTCTCCCAATAGGATGTTCTAACTGTGAACTTCTTGCTGTGAAGCCCACGATCAATTGACTCAATACGTCTATCAACCCCAACCATAGCCGCCTGTTTCAGTTCGAACTTTGTTAGATTAATAAACATCTGATACCCTTGTAAAAAAATGCGGAGAATAAGTGTTCTATTCTCCGCATTAAGTTTAAACCCATGAACAGCAGGATGTTCTAAAAAAGGAAAAACAGAACATCCTCAGAAAGGGATATCATCATCCATTGGTATTGTCACAGGTTGGCTAACGGTTTTGTTGGTAATGTCATAGAAGCTAATATCACCAATAACATATGTTTTGGGAGCGTCACGGAAGTTAATATTACCAGCAAGATATGCATTGCCATTCTTGTCTGCCTGAAGCCAAAGAGATATATTATTCTTTGGGTCTGACATCATGTTAGTAAACCCAGCTTCGATTGGGCCACTGTAGTGAGGAGCCTTCTCGTTGTCTGACTTGTATGGAAAGATTGCACCAATCTTTACATACACTTCGCTGACAGTCTTACCCTTGGCAGTGACTGCATCGACGATGACTGACTTAAGCTCAACACCGTTGATGTTGATACGACCAGCCTTTGTAACAATCTCCTGACCGCGTGGTTCAAAGAGAGCGATTTTGTTCGTGTTATCGTAGTTACTCATTTTTTCGACTCCAAACGTAGTTTAGTTGACTCTGCAGTTTTAGTGACGTGCTCGAAGAGTGACAAGTCTGCCTCACCAATCTTCATGATAGTTTCAGTGTTATCCCCAACAAGTCTTTCGTATGAAGGAGTGTCAGGGCATTTCTCTAGCTTCGAGATAAAGGACTTAGCCCACTCGTCATACTTCTTACCAGTAAGAGGAATTGTCCAAGATCCTGTCTTTGGTTTTGTCTGTTGTACAACAGGAGCCGGAACTGGTGCTACTGGTGCAGGTACATGTACAGGTGCAGGTTGTGGACGTGGAGCGTTAGGAACGGCTGATGCTGCATTTGCATCGTCATCCTCTGCGGCAACTCCCACGATAGCCATGATTGTGTACCTACGAGCGTAGGTCATAGCCGAGCCGTAAGACTGCGGGTCTGGCTTCATGGATATGATTGGATACAATCCAGATATGGACTGACCACTCTTATGCAACAATGCAGTACGTAGCAAAGTAACACCGTCAACATATTCAGTGGTCTGAACAATGGCTAGATCATTGTCAGCAAGTGGTCCACGAATAGAATCAAGTACTGACCCAAGGTCAGCGTACTTAGATTTAAAAAACGGATTAGCTTTGTCCTTCGATACGTTACTAAGTGTCGCCTGTGCTTTTGCCAGTGCTGCCGCGATTAAATCAATTTTAGGTATGTCTTCCATTATATGCTCCATATGTTACTTGCGATGTAGCGAGACTTCTCATCCCATCTAAACCCGTTAATGTCTCTGGGTGTGAAAAGCTCGAACAGTTCTTCCCAATCGTATCTAAGTGCCGTCTTAATAGATCTCACTGTAGACTTCAACCTATTCATTCCGGTTGTGTACTGATCTCCCGTGAGTGTGAACATGTCAAACTTCTTTGGTGTCGAGTAAACACACATGATCGGTTTGCCAGTCACGTACTGATAGAAAGACATCTGCTCAACGTGAGGCTCCTTCATAGAAGAAGGACATCTCCCAGTCGTCTTTAGATCAATGTCGTATCCCTCAAACTGAAAGTCGATGAATCCAAGGAATGGTACTCCTTCGATTTCACCAATAACTTCTTTTTGAAAGGTAGTGTATTTGCTTTCACCAAGTTCTTTCTTGATGTCAAAGCACGTAGATATGTAAGATGGAATGTCATTGTATTCTTTCAGATCATCTGGAAACATTGGCTCACCTCTTGCACGTATAAACGATCTACACGCAATTAAAGAAGTCTGCTCCATTGTCAGATTGAATCTCCACGACATCGCAAGTGCGTGTTCGACGGACAAGCCACGCTGTGCCGCCGCTCCACTTTTCGTTCTGTACTTGTAGTCAGGGTGATGTTTTAGAATCCATAAAGATGGTTCTTCGCGGTACAACTGAATGTCGGACACCGACCCGCGATAATCAAATAAGCTCATTTTACCTCCTGCGTTGTTAGGTTTTGTAGCACATATTTCTAATAAGGCAAACATAAAAATGATCTTGTTAGCCATCTGTTGCGGCTTATAAAAACAAGTGTTAGCGTCCACTGAATGTAAAATTCAGGAGAATTAAATTGGTTAATACATATGATGTTGGTCACCTTCGTAGACTACTTAAGAAGTATCGCACGAAGACTCTGATTAAATACTATGAAGGATTCATTTTCTATGATCGTGAACATGATGAAAACGTAGACCTAATTGCAAAAGAAGCTTGGCAACTTTATGAAGAGGGCTTAGTACATCTGTTGCAAAAGAGGATTGGTGAATGTGCGTATATATACTACGTTGTTAAACGATGAGTTTTCTCAATCTAGAGATTCTTCGTGACATCTTTCCACAGAAGAATACAAAGATAGGCCCAGAAGATGCACAGTGTGTTGCCTTTGTCGAATGGCTCAGGAAGGCAACACGCTCAGGCAATGTACGCGCTGTTTGGTTTCATGTACCAAACGAAGGACGCAGATCATGGAAGCAAGGGACACTACAACGTGCAAAAGGATTATGCCCCGGAACACCGGACTACATCTTCATATGGGAAGGCGGTAGTTTGGCATTGGAGTTTAAAAGCCCATCAGGAAATCAGACCAAGGGGCAACGTGAGTTTGAAAAGTGGTGTGCTCACGAGAATATTCCATACTATCTTGTCAGGTCTTCAACTCAGGCCCAAGATTTAATTATGGGAAATGATCAAATCTGGTTTGACTGATTAGTCTATTCGTGTTTTAAAGTGCCATACTGATTTGGAGTATGACACATGGATAAATTTGAAGAGTTCTGGAAGGCGTATCCATCAAGGAGCCCTCACGCTAATCCTAAGAAACCAGCCCACACTGCATTTCTTCGTGCCATCAAGCGTGGTGCGACTGCTGACGCTTTGATTAAAGCGGCACACGGTTATGCACAGTATGTGAAGGCACACGGCGTCAAGAGTATGTACGTTGCGATGTCTACAACGTTCCTCAATCAGGACAGGTATGATCAGTACGAAGATCAGAAGAAGCTCGTAACGATGGAAGATATCCTCAATGGCAACTGAACAGGAAGTCGTTGATATCATCATCAAGCCAATGATCTCGTTCTATCGCGCACCTGATGGAATGAATGGCGATACAGATAAACTCATTGCTGTGAAGACGCAGTTCGTCAGGGCGTTGTCACCGTACACGACAAGAGCGTTAGAAAATGCATGGGATCGTGTCATCAGTAGACACTATGGTTGGGAATGGCCTACGCTACAGGAAATTGTAAGAGAGGCATCACTATGCAGTTGAAAGCAAAAGAAGTCGCAAGGCTTCTCTCTCATAACGGTAGGGTACAAGCAACAGCGGGTGGGTTTCTCACCAACTGTCCCGGCCCGAACCATAAGAATGGCGATAGGAATCCAAGCCTAAATATCACAGAGCGTGATGGCAAGTTGCTTTGGAAGTGCTACGCAGGTTGTGATCAGATGGCTGTCAAAGAAGCCATTGAGAGAAAGGTTCCTACATTGGCAGAGCCTATGGATAAACAGCCTGTCGTACAGGCAACGACAGCCAATATCGACCGTAGCAACTCAAAGGTAAATGAGTACTTCGCGAGTCGTGGTATTGGCGAGGCAACGCTTTACACATTCAGGATTGGTTGGGACAAAGACCAAAAGGGATATGCGTTTCCATACTACAGCGATGGTGAGCTAAAGCACGTCAAGGTGCGTAGGCCAGACAAGACTTGGTGGCAGACACCCGGTGGCGGTAAGCACTACTATAACATTGACGGCATTACACCAGACGAACCTGTCTACATTGTAGAGGGTGAGATCGATGCTTTGAGCGTCTTCGAGGCTGGGTTCAATAATGTGATCTCTGTGCCGAATGGTGCAGGTGTATCAGATAAGATACACCCTGAGTTCATCAGCAATTCATTCGGTAAACTTCAAGACGCGACAAAGATCATCATAGCTGTAGACAGCGATGAGAAAGGTCTTAAGCTTCGTGAGTCTATTGCAAAGATCTACGGACGCGACAAGTGTTGGTTTGTTGACTGGCCTGAAGGTACTAAAGATGCCAACGATGTTCTCGTTGCTCATGGTCCAATGGTTTTAATTGAGTGTTTAAACGAGGCAAAGCCATTCCCAATCCGTGCACTGCAGTCTGCTTCTCAGTACACGAAGGATGTGTTTGATCTCTATCATCACGGCAAGGAACGTGGAATGTCCACGGGTTATACCAGTGTTGACGAATACTACACGGTAGTGCCGGGGGAATTGGAAGTAGTCACGGGTATTCCTTCGAGCGGCAAGACAAACTGGATCGATCAGATCTGTGTTAACCTATCGGAACAGTATGGCACGAAACATGCAGTGTGTTCGTTTGAGAATCCAATGGCACAGCATCTGTCAATTCTTGCAGAGAAACGTGCGAAGAAGTCATTCGTTGGATACAACGGTGCAAGGATCAACGAGTATGAATTGAGTGACGCCATCAAGTGGATTGATGAGCACTTCATCTTCATCCGCTTTGATGATGACACTGCACCTACCGTAGACGCCATCTTGGAACACTCACGTGTTGCGAAGATCAGGTACGGCATCACAACACTCGTCGTAGATCCGTGGAACTATATCGAACAAGCTAGGAAGTCATCACAGAGTGAAACAGAGTACACATCTGAAGTACTGTCGAAGCTCAGGATATTTGCACAGAACTATGACGTTCACGTATGGTTAGTTGCACACCCACCCAAACTGCAAAGAGATAAAGATGGACAGATCAATGCACCGACAGGATACGACATTTCAGGATCAGCACACTTCTACAACAAGGCAGACGTGCTTACTGTCGTGCATCGTAATGCAACAGTCGCACCGCAGAATGTCGAGTTGATATGGAGAAAGGTACGCTTCAAGATGACAGGAACCCCCGGTCATATCATGGTGAGGTATAACCTTGCTACGGGATGTTATGAGGACAATTATGGATCAAGTTGATTTAATGTTGAGACTTGCCAGTCTTACATCGTCGAAGAGCGACAACCCGAAAAAGATTATCTCTATCATGGGTCCAGTGTTACCAATGCCTGACGAGTTTTTGACAGTTGAAGAATTCAACGAGGCACGGATTGAATGGAATAAAAAGATGCAGTCTTTGATTGAAAGTGTGCAGAGACTAGAAAAACTAAAGGGGGATTGTCCCCCCCCTTAGTTTCTTCGTGTGTGGTCAGCTTGAAGCATTAGTAATACTTCATTCGGTATTCTTCCTATTGGTGCTATGAAAGAGTTAAGTGACTGTAGGTTAGATATGTAACCTATGTCTTCAGAACTATCACCTAGAATAGCATTAGTATACGCATTGTATAGCTGAGCAATCCTGAAATCGTCTGTTGTGTTCATGATTAGATTAGTTATTGATTCATTCCATTTCAGCAGTGGGCTATTGAATGTCTTTACATAATAACCTTTATGAGACTCGTCGTATCCAACATGAACGGTAATATGTTCTATATTTGATGGTATTCTATACTCACTCACCTTCAAGCTCCTTTATGTCTACATAGAAATGATTGCTGTAGAAACTTGCCGAATGTGTTTTATCTTTTGGGTATCCTTCTGACACCATCCATTCGATCATACTGTCAGGTACAGGATTAGGAACAGGCTTAGGGAAACCGTATTTCCATCCAGATGGCGGGTCTACCATATGAACTAGGTTGTGGTTCTCAGGATGCCTATCGTATTTATGCGTAGACTTCTTCTTGAGTGGGATCTTCTTCGCGTTAGACATAGTTTTGTTTACGCTTTTAATCGCCAACATTGTTGCTCTCCTTACGAGTTATCATAATCCCAAGCAGTAGAGGCGAGATGCAAATGACTGCTATCCCAATATAGTGTAATACGTCCATCATCACTCTTTCTCCTTTAATGCGGCAACAACCACTTCATAAGATAAACGTAACTCTTTTAGTTCTTCTCGCAGTTTATCACATTCAGTTCTGGCATAATCATAGTGCATCTGTAGGTCTGAGTTAGCTAACCT